TTGAAGTGTTAGCTTTTCCAAACTCATCATCTAATTCTTTTTGATAAACTTCGTCAGTGATATCTGCTGTCTTTTGGAACGTTTTTAGTAAGCGTGCAGTTTTAACCCAGCGAATAGTTACACCGTCCGAAACATAAGCGCGTTTAGTATCTACAGTATTAAATAAAATCATTTTCTTTTTTCCTTTTCCTTTGTTTGAAGCATTGCCATTAGATTGCCCTGTAAGACGTTTATTAAGTTCTGCGATAAAGTATGAGCGACAACTCTCTACCGTGCCACCATGAGCTTCTACGGAACGTCTAGGGCAACTTGTACTTGATAACTCTTGATGTAGCTTCACAGTATCATGATTAGGAGTCAGTCCCCACTGTTTCATATACTTAGCTACGTCATCTAGTACCGCTTGTTCATTTCTCAAGAACTGGGTTAAATCGCCCTCTGATTGGCACACTTCCCAACTTGCATAATTTGCATTACCGTATGAGTTGGCACAATGCCAAGCCATATTTGAGAAGTCAGAAGCCTGTAATCGTCCGTCAGAAGCAACGTAGACATGAGCAAAGCCATTTGCTGGATCGTGATTAGGTAACCAGCCATTATAAAAACTAGTGTTAGCCCCATTTGAACCTGCGTCATTGTGAATTACAACCCCAGTAGGGTTATGACCGCGAACGCCAGCGTTAGTTATATTCATTCTTTTTTGTCCTCCGTTTGCTCTTCTTCAGCTTCAGGAATACTTACACCATTCTTTTTCATAAGTTTAATCAAACCGTCAAACATAGGGCTAATTTTTGCGATTAAGTAAATAAATTGTCCTACGAAGTACAACAAGCCTACGTTAATCACTGTTTTAGCGATATCAGAAGTTGAGGGTGTTTGTGTAAAGTAAAAGACTGCATATAAAACCCATAGCGCGAAGATTACCGTCAAGTCAATTACAAATCTACGTTTAAAAGGTGGGTTCATTGCTTCTCTATCTTTGACCCACGTAGCGAATAAAATCGCCAAAATTAAGATAGTTATTAAAATCATTCTAGTTACCATTTTATATTTGCTTTCTATTTTTTATGCTGGGAATGAATCATCAGTGAAATATGTTACTGTTGCCCTGAAATTATTTCTTATTGGAACAGTATTTCCGCCATAAGTAATTGTTCCGTCAGAACTCAAATCAAAGAACGCATATGACTGACCTTGGCACGTTACTTGGCAAGGGTGTTGAGAACGTGGTCTAAAACCTTCAGGAATCTTTTCGTTCATCACTTTTCCTTGAGGAATTGCCCCAGCAATATTTGCTCCATAAATACTTAAAGTAATTGCCTCTCCGATACGTTCAGCTGTTGCATTTATCCCATAGCCCATAGGGAAAGATTTTGTTGCGACTTTTCTAGTTAGAGTTCCGTCAATTCTTGCGTTACCGCTTAGTGTTACTTCATCTAAACTTGTTACTTGTTTCGGTTTTTCGGCTTTTATAACTCCTGTTCCGCTGGTTGTTCTAATATCTATCAAAACTTTCAGTACACCAGAACTATTATTTATATCGGTTCTGTTGCTATTGTTTAAGGTTTCAGCTGATAAACTTACAGGACTAGTGGTTTGAGTTAAGTCAATATTTGCATGGATATAATTGACAGAATTAGCCTTTAGAGCTATCGTCTCATTCACTAGTTCAAAATATCTTCCTCCTGCTACAATGGAAGTGTTGATATATTGTACGTTTAGAGCTGTGTTTACTGGCTCATCCCAGTCTTTGCGCCTGATAGTCCCATAGTCCATTCCTGTCAACATCATATATAGCTTTCCGTCATTATTTGAACCGACTGGGAACTCTGTGCCATTTGGGCTGAAAAATGTGAAGTTTTTAATTGTCATTTTTGACCTTTCTTGAAATTATCTTTGCTTTATCCAAAACTGGGTTATCAGTAATTGATAGCTCTAATAATCTAAATTTTCTACCGCCATAAGGGTAACCGCCAATTGATACAAATTGACCGACTTCATACAAGAGCGTAGTTTCAATTCTAAGCGAGTTTTTGCTATTATAGTATACTTTACCAGATAAAAGTTCTAAGTGGTCTTTACGTAGTTCTCTGTACCCTCTGAAGCTATCTATTCTATATTTGTCTCCGTAAGTAGCTACATACTCATATAACATTCGGTTTGTCCCCACTTTCTACAAAGATAAGTCTATCATTGAACTCTGTTTTAACTCTGTCTGCTATGTAACCTGAATACAGTTTACCCTCGTACCAAACATCAACTAAGTCATTAACATACAAAGGCAAGAGCTCATTTTGATTAAAGATTAATCTTGTGACGATCGTGGAGGGAGAAATTTCAGCCTTAATAGTAGACATGTCAGGAGGGTTCCCGTGTTCATCTCTATCATAAAACAATGTTTTAACTGTTCTTACATCTGGCAAGTCTGTTCCGTCCCCATGATAAGTGCTATAATCAATGACATCGCCGTTATTTTTTGCTGTGTACATTTTAGGAGGATCTTTATAGTCGTCTGCTTCCTTATTTTTGATAAACACAACAGCGAAATTATAATCTGAACGTTCTACTATTGTTTCGGTTTCTACTGCTACACTTTGCTTAATGTCTACCCTTGTCGTGATTCTACGTCTATTCCAGTTCCTGGAAGCGAAGTTAATAAATAACAAGTTCCTGGGGTCTGTTTCAGACGAAGCATGTTGAATAGTTGTAGTGGGTTGAAATTGAACTTTGGAAAATATCCTCTTAGCTACGTCATGAGCTGATGAAGTTTCCGCTTTTCGGTTAATTGTAGCCTTCCCAGCGAAAATGCTTGAATTAAAGAAATAACCATAACTCATTAACTCATTCTTATTAGGGTCAATCAAATAGTTGATGATAGCGGAGTTTGTCGTTTTAGTTATTGCGTTCGGAACATCTAGGCTTTCAATCATTGCCCAAAAATAGTTCTTTAATGTAGCTTTGTTGCCTTCATCTACACTCGTAACAAGATAGACCATATCTAAGTTTAACTTTTTCTTTTGACCTAGAGCTTCCTCGACTGGAACAACTTCAGGAAAAAGAATTTGAACAATATCCCCAACTTCTACCGAAACGGTCAACGTAGCTGATGAAGTATAAAGATAACCCGTTTCCCACAATTCATAGTCAATAACTTGACATCTTGCCTTTGGTATTGGTAGACCTCTTTTGTCTTTTTTACCATTAGGAAGAGTAAAATCAGATATATTATAATAGTTAGGGTTAAAGTTATCATAAACGTTAGCTTCTAACATTAAATGAAGTCCGCCTTTCTCTTAATTTTAAACTCTGCCTTGGTAAGATTGATTAGTTCCATTTGACCTTTTTCAATTATACGAGTTCTATATCGTTCAAAGTCCATTACAGGGAATAAATTTAATGAAGTCGTTCCGTTCCAACCTTGATAGGTTTCGTCATTTACATCTGTATTTATTAAAATATAATTCTGTGCCTGTTCCGTCTTAAATACAATTGCAGTGTATTCATTTCCGATATCGTCTAAAAATCTAATTCCAGTAGGTGTTTTAGGAAGTTGCGGATATAACATCCCCATAAAACTAAATATTTCATCTTTTATATCCCAACGGCTTAAACGGTCTATGTCACTTTCCCCATAATAAGTGTAAGAGGTTCCTTTGACATACTTATAGCTTCCTGGTGCTGTTCCACCATAAATTTTAGACTTACCAGAAAGGACTTGACCATTTTGAATTTTTTCAAAAGTTAAGTTTTCGTAAGTGTACCACTTTGTAATTATATCAAAAGTTATTTTTTCGCTAAAAGTTCCGTTCTTACCGTAACCCTCTGTCTTTGTGACATCTGCTAAAGCTAAATCAGCATATACCTGAAAAATCTCTGTTTGATATTCAAGTGTAACGAATTTTTGGTTAAGAATGTCGTTTATAAAGTCTTTCATTAACCGATAATTTTCTTCTAAACTTTCGCCAAACGTTTCTAGTCTGAACTCTATTTGAGGTTGAGTGATTGAGCGTGTTCCCATTACTCCAATACCATTACTTTGCCAAATATTATTAGTTGATTGTAACCCTAAATTAGAGGGCTGGTAAAATCTAACTTTTCCATTTGTAACGTCCCAAACTTTATCATCTGTTCCGTCTAAGTTGGTATGTATTTTGTACTGTCTTACCATTAAGCCCTCCCTAGGTCAAATTCTCGTCTGATTGCTCGTGCTAAGTTAGAAACATCTTGACCAGCACCACCTTGTACGTTAAATGTGTTATATGTTCTGTTATCGCTTGATACGCTGTTCGTACTTAAACCGTACCCGCTAGAAGATAAGTTGACATCTGTTAAGCCTACTACCATTGAGCCTTTGAATAGTCCGCCAAGTTTACCAGCGATACCATTAATAGCTCCTGATATATTGTTAATTGTATTTGTTACACCGCCTAGAACATTGTCTATTGTATTCTTGATTCCTCCAAATATCCCCCTAAAGAACTCTCCAATGCCGTTAAATGCTCCTGTTATTGCATTGTAAGCATTAGAAGCGAACCCACCAAAGGCACTGAACACTCCACTAACTACACTTCTAGCACCATTGAAAACTCCACTAAAGAAGCTGCCAACTCCACTAAATACACCTGAAATTGCTCCCCAAGCGCTTGAAGCGAACCCACCAAAGGCGCTGAACACTCCACTAACAATGCTACGAACAGCGTTGAATATGCCACTAAAGAAGCCTGAAGCTGCACTCCATATTGAGCGAACTACTCCCCAAGAGCTAGAAGCAAAACTTCCAATTGCGTTGAATACTGACGAAACTACTGAACTAACAGCGTTAAATATTCCACCAAAGAAACCTGATAGGCCTTTCCATGCGCCAATGACTAATTGGTAAGCACCGCGAATAATAGCCAAGATAAGTTGAAAAGCTACATTAATAATTGATCCTATTAGGTTAAACATAGATTGATAAAAACTTATTAACGGTTGGAAAGTTGTAACAAACCAGTTATAAGCACCTGTTACTGCACTAGCTATTGTAGTGAAAACGGAAGTTACAATTGTGACTATCCCATTCCATAAACCACTAAAAAACTCTGTTATTCCGTTCCATATGGTTTTTGTACCCTCGACTGTGGAAGTCCATAACTCACCAAACCAAGCACCTAAACCAGTAAAGAACTGTTTAATAGCTTCAATTGACTGCGATAAGAAGTCTACAAAACTCTGCCACACTTTTTTCCCTGTTTCTGTTTGAGTGAAGAAATAAACTAAACCAGTAACAATGGCTGCGATCGCTATACCAAGAGCTACGAATGGATTTATAG